CGCTGACTTCTAGATCGACCCTAGAAGAACGTGTGCAGCTTAACCTCAATGCCCGTGGGATAGCTTATGAGTATGAACCTTGTAAGCTACCCTACGTGGTAGAACGTAACTACATCCCTGATCTAAAGATTGGGGACATTTACATCGAGGTCAAAGGTTACTTCCGACAAGATGCTCAACGTAAGATGAGAAGCATGAAGGAACAACACCCTGAGCTGGACATACGTTTTCTATTCCAACGTAACAACAGCACAGTACAAGGTGCTAAGAAAAGAAAAGATGGCACTAAGATGACGTGTGCTGAGTGGGCAGAACGCCATAACTTTATATATGCAGAGGAGATTATCCCAGATGAATGGTTCAACAGGTTATAGAATTGAAGTTGCAATTATTGATAACAATAGTGATGCGGATGGCGCAACAGCTACTATCACGAGACGAGGCGATAATCTATCTCATGACGATTTAGAAGAGGCGTTCACCGCTGCTATTAGAGCAGTAGGCTTTCAATCAAAAGTAGATATTGATTGATGCCTGATCAGGAGAGTGAGTTCTTAATGCACACTCCATGCGAGAAGTGTGGCTCGTCAGATGCAAACAGTTTGTACACTGATGGTCACACCTTTTGCTTTGCGTGTAATACATATGGGCAATCCCAAGAGGAGGCTAAGGTGATCGAGATTAAACCAGTAGATTTTTTAACTGGAACACATGAAGTATTAGTTAAGCGCTGTCTCACAGATAAGACAGTTAAGTTTTGGGATTATCAAACAGGAACCTTTAATGGTCAGACAACGCAGATTGCAAATCACAAAACCAAAGACGGCAAAACCGTTGCTCAGAAAATTAGAACAGCAGGAAAGAATTTCTCAGTACGTGGGGCAATTAAAGAAGCTGGACTCTACGGACAATGGTTATGGAGAGACGGTGGCAAGAATGTCACCATCGTTGAAGGGGAACTAGATGCCCTCTCAATGTCACAAGCGTTCGATCACAAGTGGCCTGTAGTAAGTTTAAAGACTGGTGCAGCAGGTGCTAAGAAAGATATTAAGCAAGCTATAGAATGGTTAGAGAAGTTTGAAAGTGTCGTATTTATGTTCGACAATGATGAGGTAGGACAGGAAGCAGCTCTTGAATGTGCAGCCCTACTATCACCTCGCAAAGCTAAGATTGCAAAGCTACCACTTAAAGATGCAAGCGATATGATTATGGCTGGCCGACACGCAGAGTTAATAGATTGCTTCTGGTCAGCTAAAGGTTTCCAACCAGATGGTATCATTAATGGTGCTGATCTATGGGAAGAAGTGTCGACGGAGAAAGAGGTACACAGTGTCCCTTACCCGTATGCAGAGCTTAATGAAAAGATAGGCGGCTGTAGGTTAGGTGAGATTGTAACAGTAACAGCAGGATCAGGTTTAGGTAAGAGTCAGCTCACACGAGAGTTTGCATATCATCTACTGAAGGAGGGCGCTACCATAGGCTACGTTGCGTTAGAGGAATCTAGTAAACGCACAGCTCAGGGATTGATGTCCTTGCACCTGAACCAATTAGTACATTTAAAAGAAGTACCCAAGGCTGATCTTAAAGAAGCCTTTGACGCTACTATGGGCACAGGCAGAGTCTTTATGTATGACCATTGGGGATCAACAGAGGGTGATAACTTACTCGCTAAGATCCGATACCTTGCAAGAGGTTGTGGTTGTCAGTACATTATCTTAGATCACATTAGTATTGTTGTTAGTGGTCTTGAAGGTGGTGATGAAAGACGTATCATCGACAACATGATGACAAAGCTCAGATCAATTACAGAAGAATTAAATATAGGTATGATTGTTGTATCGCATTTACGAAGACCTAGTGGTGACAAAGGACATGAAGAAGGTGTGATGACTTCTCTATCGCAACTCAGGGGCAGTGCCGCCATAGGCCAGCTATCTGATATTGTTATAGGGTTAGAAAGAAACCAGCAAGATGAAGAGTCATCTAACATTACAACACTACGAGTATTAAAGAATAGGTGGTCAGGTGAGACTGGTATAGCAGGTCAGTTATCCTACTCCGCAACAACAGGTAGAATGTCCGAGGGTGTCTTTGACGACACACCTTTTTAATCAATCCAGCGAGATGATATATGTTAATTTTTGATTTAGAAACAGATGGCTTATTAGATGATGTAACTAAGGTTCATTGTATGGTTACACATGATACAGAGACAGGCGAGGTCAAGACGTATGACCCTGATCATATAGAAGATGGGATAGAAGCATTGCGTGATGCACAACAGATAGGTGGCCACAACGTAATGTCATATGACCTACCAGTGTTAGAGAAATTATATTTCTTTGGTTACTATGGACAAGTGTTCGATACGTTAGTAGCCTCACGATTGATCTGGCCTAACATGAAAGAGAAAGACATGCTCAAGCGTACCGTTGACAATAAGTTAATTGGGTCGCACTCGTTAAAGGCATGGGGACAACGCTTAAAGTTTCATAAGGGTGACTACGGAGAGCAGGACGAAGCATGGGATGCCTACACACAACAGATGCTAGATTATTGTGTGCAAGATGTAGCTCTTAACGTCAAGTTGTACGAGTTGATCTTATCGAAGAAGTACCCTGAAGAACCTATGCGTCTTGAACACGAGATGAACCGCTTACTAAACAGACAACAACGTGCAGGTTTTCCTTTTGATGTACCAAAAGCACAGAAGCTCTACACTCTCTTATCAACACGTAAGTTAGAAATAGAAACAAAGCTTGTTGAAACTCTTGAGCCTACTATCATTGTGCTCAAGACCAAAACAAAGACTATACCTTTTAACCCTGCATCACGACAACAGATTGCAGACAGGTTACAGAAGTTAGGTTGGAAGCCTGAAGAGTTCACTCCATCTGGAGAACCAAAAGTTGACGAAAAAATCTTGGCAGGAATTGACTTGCCTGAAGCTGCATTATTGACTGAGTTCTTAATGCTAAACAAACGACTGGGGCAATTAGGAAATGGAAAACAAGCATGGCTTAAACTGGAAAAAGCTGGACGCATTCACGGGCGGGTTAATCACATGGGCGCTGTTACTTCCCGCTGTACTCATAGTGATCCTAATGTTGCTCAAGTACCATCCGCAGGAGCTGCCTTTGGTAAGGAGTGTAGAGAGTTATTCCATGCACCAAGCGGCTACTCATTACTCGGAGCAGATGCAAGCGGCTTAGAACTACGCTGCCTAGCTCACTACATGAATCGCTTTGACGGTGGTAAGTACGGTAAAGAAATATTAGAAGGTGATATACACACAGCTAATCAAGAAGCGGCAGGACTTGCTACTCGCCCCCAAGCCAAGACATTTATCTATGGCTTTTTATACGGAGCAGGGAATGAGAAGATAGGTCAGATCATTGGTAAAGGTGCGAAGGAAGGAGGTCAGATTAAGAAACGCTTTCTGGCTAAGACTCCAGCGTTAAAGAAACTAACAGAAGCCCTTAACAATAAACTAGACAACCAGCGTGGTGAGAAATTCATTAACGGTTTAGATGGTAGGTTGATTCCTATCCGTCACCCACACGCAGCATTGAACACTCTTCTCCAATCAGCAGGAGCGATCATCTGTAAGAAGTGGTACGCAACTGTAGAAAATATGATAAGAGCTAAAGGCTACACTAACGAAGAAGTTACTATAGTGGCGTTTGTTCATGATGAGGTTCAGATACTTGTTAAGAAGGGGCTAGAGGATAAAATAGGTGAAATCACTAAAGCAGCCATTAAAGAAACAGAGCGAGCATTCAATTTTAAATGTCCTCTCGACTCAGAATTCCAAGTCGGAAGTAGTTGGGCAGAAACTCACTAGCAAAACACGTATGGGAGATATAGCAGAACACTACGCAATCACTTGGTTATGGGACGAAGGTTTTGAAGTCTTTAGTAACAGCGGTGGCTCAGGTGCTATTGATATTGTAGCTATTAAAGATGGTGAAGTTTATCTCTTCGATGTCAAGACACTCACGTTTCATAGAGGGATTTATATGATCAAGACAGCTCGGACAAAACAACAAATAGAAATGGGTGTTCAGCTACTTAGCTTCAATCCTAAAACACGCAAGCTGCGCTTAGTAAAACATAGGAAATAATTATGGAAACAAGTACACTCAATTTAATCTTAGGTTTTGGTTTTGGTGCCGTCTCTTTTGCTTTCGCTTTTAAATGGATTGTTGAGTCTATCATCCACTGGAAGATGACTAACAAAGTAAGCACGATGATTACTATGGACGCACAAGAGTTTGAAAAATTTATGGAAGGACAAGACGATGAAGAAGTCTAGAACACTATTAGTTGACGGTGACATTGTAGCCTACAAAGCTGCAACCATTGCTGAGACTCCTATCAATTGGGGTGATGGTATATGGACACTACACGCCCATGAGAAAGATGTCGCAGGGTCGATGGAAGAGTTCATGAGTAAGATCATAGCACAGTCAGGGTGTGATAAAGTTATCACCTGTCTTTCAGGAGACAACCTGTACCGCAAAGATGTAGCTCCGTATTACAAGGCTAACCGAAAGCTTACCCGTAAGCCGATGCTGCTCAAGTACGCTAAAGATTATTTAGCAATAAATTATAACGGCATGGTTGAGGACAAGTTAGAGGCTGATGACTTACTAGGAATCCTCGGTAGTAGAAGTTTTGATACTGTTATCTGGTCACTTGATAAAGACTTACTTACTATTCCTGCATACCACTTGATTGATGGTAAGGTACAGGACGTAGATTTA